CATTGGCATTATAGTGCTGTAGATAATGAGCATGATCAGGAGCTGCTAGCGTACTACCGTGACTATGAACTGGCATTTCACTTGCCGTCAAGGTATGATCGAGCTCTCCACCAAATTCACCAGGAGTATCGAACATGAGCTGACCAACATCTCTACCAATGAGAACTCGCCCACCATAGCCAGGTAAACCGAAGGTAGTGGTACCATTTCCACCATATGTAGTTCCAAAATATGCAGCAAGAGCTGGATACGTTGCAATCAGTGGTGTAGCCCCATTACACTCGAGAAAGCCAGTCGGAAGTGGAGACTTTGGGAAAAAGCCTATTTGCCCGACAGTAAAACCTGGACCAGTAGGTCCAGTATTTCCGATAACCCCTTGAATCCCACGAACAGAACCAACATTAATCGGAGTTCCTTCACGAGTATAAAGAATTAGATCATCTCCGGCAAGTGCAGCATTAACAATAGTTTCATTCTCAATTTCTAACATTCGTTCAGAAGTGAAGCTAGTTACAGTAGTCACAGATCCTCCTCGATCAACTCGCTACTAGAAATTTCATATGTTTCCGAATCCAACATTGTGATCGTGTCGGATGTAATGGTAAACTCGTCTCCCGCTATTTCGATAATACCTTCTAGTGGAGAATATGCACTCCAACTACCATCACCATGGTCAGTAATAACCAAACGACCCCATTTCCTCATGAATTGGGCCAAGCCTTGCATAGAAGGTAAACGAGCATCCTCTTCATCATTTCCATACAAGATGGCTTCCAAGTCTAACATAAGATATGGATCAATTACACGACTATCAAATACAACATGAGAGGAGGGACGATAGCCACTGATAACCTCTGGAATTGAAGTCACATCCCAAACAAATTCCGTAGATTCTGGATCCAAAGTTAAAGTAGCATTAGTTCGTGGGGCTTGTATTGCTATACAATTATACAAAACATGGATTTTATACCCAATGTTTTGATCAATATCATTACCAACCTCTGTACGATAAGACATACTAAAGCGTTCTTGTTCTTGACCAGTTACTCGAAAGCCAACCGTATCCTCGAGTTGTCCGAAGTAACTAAGAAATTCATCCGGGTATGTGAAAGCTCTAATAATTCCTTGAAAATCTCCAATAACGAGAATGTCATTAACTTTCTGACCATCGAAATGAACTGGATCAGTCTCTGTATCATAACCAGTCTCAACTTCGATTAATCCATTCCAAGCAACACCATACCCATCACTTTTATAAAGAACACCTCGACTTACACCTGCTTCATAAATACGTTCTCCTCTTTGGTCCCAAGCAATAGCGGTCATGACACCTCCTCATCCAGTTGTTCCTAACTCGGCCCTTCGTCTCGCATTCATTTCTCTATAATCACGAGCTATTTCACTTCTAGACCTCTTATCTGGTTTCGAATTCTTGATGTTACAAATCTTGATCAACGCAAAAAGTCTATTAAGGTGCCAAGTTTCGCAGATGAATGGAATCTGAAATGCGACCATCCAATAGTAAATTAATTCAGCAGTGATTGTTTCAGCTTTACCCTTGTGTTGTGGCATCCTCCCAAAAGTTGTTGCTGACTCGGAGGACTCAATATACTCATTAATTGTCAGATAATGTTCCGAATTAAATCTGGAACCTAACCCCGAAGGAAAATCATCATCAAGAATCATGGCTTCAATGTAACTATTAATCTCTTCTCTAGATTTGTCTTTCTTAGATAGAAAGGGAGTTTTCCATTTGGACTCCCATTTTGACACGGAGATCAGAGAATGCTCTAGCCTTAAAGTGATGGCATCCAACTCAAGGAATGAACCATCAGACTCATCGAATAGTTCCGTTGCTGGAAGATGTAATACTAACATTCTCTGATCTCCAGTCATTCATCATGGAGTGCCCGGGAACATCGCAATCACTGCATCGGGCGTTGGCAGATTCGCAGTAATAGCCGCTGCTCCCCAAAGCTGCTCCTCAAGATCCGCTAGTTCAGCAGGCAGCACAACTGTAGAATCAATTACAATCAATGAGGTCGGCTGGAAACCAGTAACGGAGGTAGGAGTCGTAGAGATCTCCCAACTGAAGGTAATGGCCTCAGGCGAGTCGTTAATGGTGGTGTATGCCTTCTCCGAAGGAGAGGCAACGCATCCATACACCAAGTGAAGTTTGTACCCATAGGCATCCCCTTCGACATCATTACCCAGACGGCTACGATAGGACAGTCCGAAAGAGCTACGAGGCTGTTGGCCTACGGCTACGCCGGCTTCAGGTGATGCATAACCATCGAACTGATTAAACTCCTCCGGATAAGTGAAGGCTTCGAGTGTAGCACCGAACTCCTCTGCCGAAATGAGGTTCAAATACTTGATGTTGTCGGCATACTGAGCCGTAGCCTCAGCTCCAGTAGGCGATTCGGTAACACTGACGAGACCATTCCAAGCAACACCAGTATCGTATACACCAAGAGCGGATGGAATGTAGAGCACACCGGGATCTACGCCTGTTTCGTAAAGACGTTCAGCGGTCTGGTCCCACAAAAGAGCAACCATTGTCTTTTCTTCCCTTCTAGAAGAACAGTTTGAACACGTCGTGGTTGAGATTATGAGCAGTAAAGAATCGATCATACGTGCATAGCGACAACCGTTTAACTGCATCAACGATTGTACTATCTGGATCTTGCGCAATAACAGTTACTAAATACCTCTTTCTACTATGGTATGGCTGATCATCTGCATGTTGATCTAAGATGTAATCACGTTGATAAACAATGCATGGATAAGACATAGACAATGTAGGAGGTGGTTGAAAATAAACATTAGGAGCGATTGTTTGCAACAGCTCTTGCAACTCAGAGCGTAGGGCCATTGTACACACTCCCGAGATTCAGGATGAGTCGGGGTCTCCGAACTTCCACCGCAGTGACTGTCCAGAGTACCCCTTCCCATCGCACGTATTTGATCTTAAAATAATGATCGGTGGCGTAAGGGCTTGCAACAATACTAATTGCATTATTAACGGCAACATTGTTGTTCAAGCCCTCTCCAGGTTCTTCTCTCTTGATATCTCGAATTACATCACCAAAATATGTCTCTTCGATAACAGAATCAACCCAGACACCAGAGTCAACCGGCTGTTCTTCGGTGGTGCCGTAACCTACCTCTCCGTAGAACCTAGCCATCGGAACTCCTTACTGTCAGGCGTTGTTGTAGAACGACCAGGTATCGTTCTCGCTCGAAGCGAAGTGCTTACCAGCACCAGGAACGGCATGAATCACAACTGTCTCACCAGCTGCAACAGCAACCGTGCCAGTCACCGTGACATCATCGGCATCCTTGTAGGTCACACCGGTAACCGTCGGAATGGTGATATCTTCACCGTCGAAGGTAGGAGCAGTCGGCACAACCAGCACCGAAGCAGCATCCGTCTTCCACAGAGCCATGGCCGTCTTAGGCCGAACCAAAGCACCGGACATCCGGGTCTCGATCAGGTATTTGTACTGGTTGTAGTCGATGTCGAAATCGTCGAACATGGTGGTTTGTCCACCCTTATCGGCGCCGATGACATAATCGGCCATGTTGACGATGACACCAAGGAGAGTCGGATAGTTCTCCATCACCTCAACGGCAATGATCGAACCAACTCGCATCTCAGAAGCGACTTCAGCCAAACTCTTATACAAACGGTGACCGTCAGCGTCACGCAGCAGAAGCAGCGAAGCAATGACAGCCTCAGTTGTGTAGAAGTTCGGGTTTGAGCCACGATAAGCCGCACGCTCACGAATGACTGCATCAACGATTTCGGTAGCGGACGAGCTAGCATCGTCAATGTTGATATTGACTGCAATGGTGTAGAACTCATCATCTGTCGCAATTGGACGGATATTAGTCTCTACAATCTTGTCGTCGTCGGCCACATCACGACCATCGCCCACGAGAACTGCTCGAGCCAGTTCCTCCTCCAGCATGAACCGCATCTCAACCTTGAGCCACGCCACAACATCGAAGTCAGTGATGTCGACCATGTCGTCACGATCAAGCTTCTGCTTCTTGTACACAGTCTGGGGAGTGGTTGTCCGACGAGACGTAGCGAAGAACTGCTCTTTCTTCAGGTTACCTTTGATGTAACCTCGGGCCCGAGCATCCTCAAAGGTCAGGTCGGCACTGGCCGAACGAACCCGAGAGAATGGCGTCTTGCGAGCACCGCCCAGAACACCACTAACCCACTCCATGCGCCGAGTGAAGAACTCAGGGGCAGCAGTAAGTTGAGTGGCTTCCGGGAACAGAGCCTCGATGTCGGTGATCCCGTGGGCCAGAGCGTAGTTCTCGACCGCAGCCTTCAGGGAGCCCGTCCGGCTGGCATCAGCGACAATAGCCTTCATGTCGTCGTGCGAAAGAACAGTAGTGGCGGTTCCGCCCTTCCCATCCTTATCCTCGAAGACGTTAGTCATCTGCGTTCCTTCCTTATCTGTGGAATCGGTATGGGTTACACTACTTTGCGCTGCAGTATCGCCTGCACCAGCCCCACTGCTCTCAAGGGCCTGAGCTAGCATGTAATGAAGCACGCCCTGCTGCTTAGGACTCATGCTATTGTAAATGTCTTCGACGGTATCTTCGTCATCTTCCTTATCGTCATCTTCCTTATCGTCATCTCCATTAGCATGCTCAAACTCGAGCCCAGTAAAGATGATCGCCTCGTCATCGAGAGTCTCTAATTCCTCACCATGACGAATAGTGATGTTCTCGATCAATGCTCCGGGATTTGCACCCGAAAGTACTAGACTGACTTCACGAATAACGCCATGCAGAACATTACCTGCACGCTCAATCAACTGGTTGGCCCAGATCGAAAGAGCATTGATGTCGCCGTGAGTCAGAAGCTCCTTGGCATGGGTCGCCTTAGCTGAATCATTGAAGAAACCCTCAGCCCAAACGCTGTCTTCTCTATTAGAGAGGATGGCGTGGCCGAGAACATTCTCAGGGTCCTTATGACCGTGCTGCCAAACGAGCGGAACCTTAATTCCATCCTGATGCTTGAATGCCCCAGGCATGATGGTCCGACCGTCGGTGCACTTGAGTCCAGCCTTGGTCGCCCAACCGCTGAAATCAGCTACCATTTTGAATCCTTTCGAGAGGTTGAGCCTCAGTTGATGGTGCTTCAGGTTGAGGCATGTTACTATTTCGAAGTTCGTCGGCCTTCGGATCACTTGATGGTTGCATTCCGATTCCTTGCCGAATCTCATTAGCCGTCATGATTTCATTACGAGTAAACTTGTCGGCAATCTCAGCCATGTCCTTAACCGGAACAAGCCCGAACGGGTCCCTGAAGAAACTGATCCGTTCATCATTACGAATTCCCTGAGGCCCAAGAAATGCTCGTTGCATGGCCTCGATAATAGCGGTAACTAATGGCCAAACGGTACGATTGTAATAGTTAATCATTGCTGCTTCATCCGCTGTGCCATTCATGACCGCCTCGGTCAGACCTAATTCATTATACAATTCCTTGGTCAGATACTCGATTTGGCTAAGGAGATTGTTCTCAGCAGGACGATTAAGCTGAGTGATCTTTTCGGTTCCATCGATGTAGGCAATGCCGTACTGGCTTCCCCTCAATTGGAATTCGATGTCTTCCCGACGAGCAACTGCCTGCTGTCTACGAGCTTCAGACTTGACGACGTATGGCAATTGAATGATGATGTCCAGTTTCCCAGAACTAACTTGTTCGTCAACGCTATCCATTAAAGCAAGTTTACGCAGAAGTCGCTGTAAAGTTGAGTTCGTTTCGTTCATGACTGAATAGAGTGGATTCTCAACAATAGCCACGTATCGCTTTTCAAGCGTAATCTCTTCACGCTTACCATGACCTGGCTGATCGTTGTAAACACTAGCTTTGATGTGTCTTGGATACCAAGTTACAACTTCCCCGACACGAAGAGAATGAATGTCGAAGACATCATTAACATCAGGATTCTTTGACGTATCCACAGGAACAACCACTGCTACACCACAATTGAACATAGTCATAACAATGTCTTGACGAAACGCTCTTGGAGCTTGATCGATATTAGGTTCAAGCATCAAACAAGCCTGCAAAGGACTTCGCATATCTCTGGAATACCGACCTTGCTCATCAACAGCTATGTGTTTAATGACAAGTGCTGCGACATCCATCGCAATTCGAGTGTAAATTGATGCGATGATCGATCGTTCATTATAGATCGGGATTCGCAATCTTTGCGGAGGCATTCCGAAATAAACACCGCTAGATGAGCCAATACCAACCGCTGCTGGTTCCGGCTTATCCACTTTAATGAAGGCATTCCACGCTTTGCGGAACCTATCTGTTACTGTGGGCATGGATCACCTCTTTCTCAGTGTTAATCACTCGAACGCCTCCTTGGTCAACTTGTAGGCCACGTACGCATCCATTAATGCCGAGACGTTATCGATCTTTTCTTCGGCTCGTTTCTTTAACAACTTACGGTTGCCGTTGGTATCTTCCAGGGTAATGGCGTTGCCCATAGCGAAAGACATGAGGCCCTGATCAAAGAGGAGTGCTCGCTCTTCAGCCAGATTCTTCAGTTCCCCCAAGGGGACCGATTCTGTCCTTGCCCCCTGAATCACTTTCTCGATTCCATAAGGTCCGTTCTCAGATTCCCATCTGGTTACGAATTCCTTAGCATTGTAAGGGTCGAACCCTAAACAACGAACATCGAATTCACTACGCTCGATGAAAGCATCAAGATCGTCATAGACATCCATCATGTCGAGGACTGTTCCTTCGAGCACGTGAAGACTTCCTTCAGTAATGAACTCTTCATACTTACTACGCATAGCAGCGGGAAGCTTCATGAGCGTTAGTGACGTGATGTAACTTCGAGTTTTGACTCCAAACGATTGATTAGCAAGTGGAAACAGAAAAGTGAATGCGCAGAAGTCATCACCTTGTGATAAGTCTGCACCAAGAGCACAAGGCATTCCCCAGAATTCTCGTTCACGATGAGGAATGGTTTCTTCATAGGTGAAGAAGTAGGTGTAACCTTCCATTGGGATTCCAAACCTCTTAGCGAGGATGTCATTCCTTGAGGCAGGTGCCTTTTCTGCTCTTTCCACATCCAAATGATAAACATCAAAGGTTACAGTCAAACCAAGATTCGGATTTGCCTTTATCCAAGTCGATGGATCCGCTACTTCTTCAAGTTCGTCCAACTTGTAGTGCCAGATCGAAATGTGAGGCGCTTGGTATTCCCCACGAAGTATGCTAGCAAGTTCCATTTTGATTGTATCACCGGAACCATTTCGAACAGTTCCTTCAGAGCTGATAGCAATGATCAAGTAGTCGTCCATCTTGGACGCTCCCTGTTCAATTGCT